GAATACTTTGGGGATGCCAAGCAAAGTTGGTGTTTAGATAAATAGAACAGAATCTGTAGTACTGGTTAGTCAATAAGTACGTTGAGACGGGAGTGCAAATCTCCCCACCTCCACCAAAAGTATTTTGTAGTAACTACAGTGGAATAACACTGAACTTGACTTATCCTGCAGAACGGTCAAGAGGTGCCACGAAGAGATACGGGTTACCACAGGTTCAAGCACTGAACAGAATACTTCTGATGGGGGTGCTCTAGAATCGATCAGCGGAGATAGGGCAATCAGAGGATCGTCAGACTGCTGACGCTAAAAAGAGTACAACGTAAATGCAAACGACTCCGCATACTTTGAGGAAATGCGCCTAGCGGCGTAATCTCAATGAGGATTTTCTGGGTGTTCCTTATAATCAAAACACCCAGTAATTGAAATATTTATGAAGTACACACACTACACACAAGGAGAAACAAACATGTCTAATCTAACACCCTTTGAAATTCGACTGGAACTTCTAAAAATGTCGAAGGATATGCTTACCGAAGAATACTATGGTAAGCGAGAAGTAGTAAGCAACGACTGGGCAGCAAAGGTCGAAGCAATCAAAATCAATGGTGGAGTTATTCCGGATCATCCTGGATTCCCTCCATACCCATTAGAAAGTGAGATCATAGCAAAGGCAGCAACGCTCAATGGTTTCGTTTCTAATATAACCCCTGATACAATCAAACTAAGCAAGAAGTCTACATAGGGGTTTTACCTCTGGGGATTAAAGTCCCCAGAGACAGCGATTTCCTGGTACACACACATCAATACAGAAGTCAGGGAATTATGTCATAAATTCTGTAGGAGTTGCAAATGTTTACAAAATACATAGTAAGTATAGTATTAGTATTGTGTTTTACATTATTCTCGATGTTACAAGTGAATGCAGATGAACAAGTTGATTTTAGGGCACCCGGAGTGGTCTATTACCATGAGTTAGATCCCGAGTCCAAGAAACAAGTGGACTGTCTGGCACGGAATATCTATTTCGAATCGGCAGGTGAAGGAGTTGCAGGTTGGTTGGCAGTTGGTATGGTCACAATGAATAGAGTTGGACATGAATACTACCCCAGCACTGTATGTGGTGTTGTTCACCAAAAGATCAAGCACACATATCAATTCTCATGGGTAAAGTTTCAAGATACCCTGAAGATCAGAATGCCAACAATGTATCAAGAGATACTGGCAATCGCCACCGAGTTGTATCAGGCACATGAAAACACCTTCGATCTAACTGGGGGTGCACTATTCTTTCATTCCGTGGCAGTCAATCCAGGTTGGTCCGGTGTGATCAGAACCAAACAGATCGGACGGCATATTTTCTATAGGTCAAAGCGGCAATAAATAGATGATCATGGAGAATGCATAATGCTAGAAAAGTTAGACATCGAACTAAAGAGCGACGGTCAGGAGCAGGGATATTATTTGATGATGGATGACGTGTCCCAAGAGTCCGGCAAACCTTTGCTTGAGTGGATATTCGATGCCAACTTCGCAGAAAAACGCCCTGAGATGCTAAATCTTATGATCTGCTCTCAAGGTGGTGATTTGAATGTGGCATTTGCCATCATTGATACCATGCGTGGTTCAGCAATACCAATCCGTACTATCGGGTTGGGTCACATAGGATCAGCAGGTCTGATGATCTTCATTGCTGGTACAAAGGGAGAACGCATTCTCACCCCAAATACCAGTATCTTATCCCACCAATTCTCATGGGGTACAGGCAATCAAAAGAGTCACGAGTTGTTTGCTATCGTGAAAGAATTTGATTTGACTGCTACTCGCATGCTCAATCACTACAAAAAATCCACTGGTCTATCCGAAGAACGAATAAAAGAGTTGCTATTGCCAGCGCATGACGTCTGGTTAGACGCAAATGAAGCAAAGGAACTGGGTCTCTGCGACTTGGTTCGCGATATGAACTAATAAAATAGTTGTTGCCTTTAATTCACTTCTAGCGTATAATAGTTCTTATAGGTTAAGTAATTAATTACATAAAAGGGAACAAAAAATGAAGGGTTCAATAAGGTTTGGTCTAGGTCTAATCGTTGTTATGGGTGCTGTCGGTGACCACGAAATGAGTCTGGTTTCCATCCTGAGTATCGCCACAATAGGTCTAATTCTGATGTTTTCCGGTGCTAAGGCATTGAAAACAAACGCTGAAATGATGTAAGAAAGTCCTTGACTTTAATTCAATTCTATCGTATAATAGTATTATAGGTTGAGTGATTAATTATATGAAAAAGGAAGCAAAAATGAAAACAAGTAAAGAAAACACGTTGAGTTTCACCGATTCAGAAGTTGAATTACTGGAGGATGCTCTGACTTGTCTAATGGATTCTGGATATGCTGATGAATTTGACATCGAAGTTATGAAAATGGTTTCCGATCTCAAAGAGAAGTTGTATCGTATCTAAAGTTGATTATAGGAACATAGTATGAAACCATACACTCTGAATGAATCATGGGCAGTTATAAAGACTGAATTGAAACAATTTGAGCAGTACTATTTTGACGGATTCCCTGAGATGATTCCACTGCCAACTATCCATGATGTGCTGGGAGAGTGGAGGGATAATTACTCAAAGTTGCCGGCAAACATGCAAGCAGCGTATGACCGTCTCCAACTTGAGACAGACATCTTTGATCTACCAGTCAAAAATAGTGCTTTACTTTAATTCAAGAATAGGGTATAATAGTATTATAGGTTGAGTGATTAATTATATGAAAAGGGAACAAAAATGAAACAGTACTTTGATAAAGTGATAGTGGACGGAAATGTAGCAGTATTGGTATCTGGTGGGTTTGGTGGAGGTTGGTCTACTTGGCAAGACGATGACGAATGCAACCAATCAATGGCATTCGAACCAAAGGTTGTAGAGATGATATTGGCAGGATTGATGGATAAGAATAGAGCAGAACGCAAGGTGACCAAGAATCAAATTGAAGCGTACATGGCAGAAGCATACCCCGACTTCTACCTCGGAGGTCTTGATGGATTAGATGTGGTCTGGGTTCCTCAAGGCGCTAAGTTTCACATAGAAGAATATGATGGTAACGAGACTTTGGTTCTTGAGTCTGATATGAATTGGTTAACTGCTTAATTGAGGATAGTTGATATGAGTAATACAAAAATGTTGGTCCTGATTGTGGTTGCGATCGTACTGATAGTCATTGGACCGTGGATTGTAATTTGGGCATGGAATATATTGTTTGGTGCTCATGTGGCAGTTGGATATAGTATTGAGACTTGGTTCGCTGTAATGGTACTGCTGGGAGCAATACATTCACCCGTCAGTGTGAGGAAAAAGTAAAATGAGTATACTGGGATTGATGGTCCTCTGTTTTGCGATTGGTTACGTTATTGGTAAGGAACAAGGATAGATATGTATATATTTCTGAGTGGTTGTACCTTTACTTTCTTTGTTATGGTTGGTTACCTGATAGGCATATCACTGTGAACAGAGAAGAATTAGTGAAGGCGGTTGAGGATGCTGAAGATGCTTATTGTGATGCTTATTATGCTGAGTGGTCCACTTTGAAGAATGCTAAGGCTGCTCTGAAGGCATACTATAAGGATAACAAATCATGACGGAAGAAGATTATGAAGAAGCACACATACTGAAAGAGAAGATCTCTTTGGATATACATGCGATAGTTGATGTTGCTTTGTCTGGCAAATCGACTGAAGTGAATGACCTGATACTCGAACTACTCAATGAGCAATTCAGATTCTATTAAATGGTAAGGAGAACACATGAGTAAAGAAGCAAGCAATATGGCGATAATGCTATTGCTGGTTTGTTTGGTTCCATCTGCTGCCAGTGCGTATATCACCAAACCGCACTTCAAGATCGAAAAGATTTACCTATATCATAACACAGTGTGTCCGGAGAATACGTTTGCTGAATCGCATTGGCCAGATGGAAGAGTTACCTGTTTGATTGCAAAGAGACCCCACAGTAGTGCCGTTTTGCGATATCCAACTGATGGAGAATATTTGAAGTCTGGTATAGAATAATGAAAACTATCATTCACGTAAACCAGCATAAGATTCGATCTAACATAAAGAATGATGTGGTCGAACCAGTACTGACCGTGAAGTCCTACAAGTCCAACATATATGCCCATGAGGTTGAAATACTGGGTCCATCTAAAATTGTATACTCACCCAAGAAACCACTGTCCTGCGGTGCTCGGGTGTGGATCGAAACTGAATCTGAGGTCATCACTAAATGAAAAAACTACTAATCGCAGCAATGCTTATCACCACTCCGGTCTATGCTCACCATGGCACAGAGACCACCCTGACCACTATACCAATCAAACAGTGTATGGCAAAGGGTCGTGATAACGGCAAACACTTCAAGTCATACTTTGAGATGGATGAGTTGCTATACAATGGCATCATAGCATATCTCTATCGCCAAGGTGACTATGTTTATACTATCACCTGTATCAAAGGTTACGGTAAACCAGACACCATGCGTGAGGCAAAGCAGACAGCAAAGAACCGTGAAGAGGATCAGCAGGATTCCATTCAATCAATTCTGGACGCATACAAATGAAACGGATATCCTGGAGTTGGCAGTGCCCTGCTCAGAGAATGGAAATACACCACGATGAAGTAACGGGTGAATATGTGCTGATGTGTGGTCTGGGCAATACGCATGAGTTCTCCACGCCAACGGTACATAAGAAGATCCTAACGAACGAGAGGGATGCTGAGGCACTGGGACAGGAGTATCTCAGAAGTTATGGCACCCCAAAGTGGTCTAGCATAACGAAATAGTGCTTGACTTTAATTCAATAATAAGGTATAATAGTTATTGTAGGTTGGGAATTTAATCATAGGAGAAGTGAATGAAGTCTGTTGAGATCAATCAAGTGAGTAATGGGTTTGTGGTTATTGTCAGTGATGATGATAGTGGTGAGCAAACGAGATACGTGTTTGCTAAAGAAGTGCAAGTTATGAAGTTCCTGAAGTCGATATTCAAGAGTGCTGAGTAGTTCTATATGATCTTATATGAGTTTATTCCTAAGCGAAAGAAAAGTAAACCCACTGCTGCAAAGCGGTTGTTACAGAAATCTTGGACAGAGTTACTGGAGAAATATAATGTCAAACAAAATAGTAAAGTCAGTCTGCAGTCTAATAGCATTGAGCATAGCCTTCCTATCAGGGATTTTGGCGGAAATGTTCGAAGTCTAGGTGACGGCATAGGTACGGCAACAAAGAAGGCAACCAACGTCTATACTGGCACTGCTATGATTGGAATAGCAACCATGCACAAATCTAATAGTGTGCCAGTATTTTCTGTTAAGGAAGCAATTGAAATATCTAAAATGAGAAGAGGGTAACAACGTGAGTAATTTACAATATGCATCAGATGTATCACACGATAAACCAAAGTTACAAGAGTTGCTGGATGAGGTGATTATTCAGAAAATGAAGATGGATAAGTTCTTCAGTATGTTTCTTGAGAAGTTTGAGAATGATATGGATTCAAATGTTCTGGGTACGCCTATATGGAATCTATACAACGCCAAAATGTCTCAGTATAAAGAACTGCGATCCCTGGAAACGGCAACCAAATACTATCTTGCGAGACCACTATGATATTTGAAAACGCAACCGAGTTCTCTCTGTATATTGAGGAACTATCTTCAAACAAGCGAATGACCCACATAGATGCCGTACTGTATTACTGCAAGGAAAACTTCGTGGAACCGGAAGAGATTGCTCCACTGATCAGTCCATCACTGAAGGATAAGATCGCAATGAATATGCGGGCAGATCGCCAAGGCACCACCTATACCCCTATGCTGGATGCGTAGTGATCACTGGGTTTCGCTGTTACAAGTACTACATTTCGATCAAACTTCACTTTACAAAAGAAACTTACAATGTGTTTGAAACACGTGGTAATGTAAAGGGGTCTGAGCAAGCATTCATTGCAAGGAATGATCGATATCTGTTTGAAAAGATAGCACGGAAGCACCAGACTGATCAGCAAGTGATACGATATTTTGTGGCAAACTTTAGTTACGGCAATGACTCTGTTGTGTATAACGAGAACGATGCCGAGGATAATTTGCTGGAGTGGAATCGCAGGAGAGAAAGTCTCACTAGGGTATTTGAGAACGACCTACATGAAGTGGTATTACAGAAGGAAAGGAATAACCTGGATAGGAAACAGATATTTGAGTTCAACCTGGATAGTTATCCTCTACTTCTCAAGATGTACATAGGAAAGAAAGTGACTATAGAAACTATGTTCCTGTTAAATAAACTTGATGGATATCTGAATTTGTGGCATAATAGTTCTATGTTACTCTGGGAAGAGGAGCGAAGAAGGATTGAGAAGTGTGAAGGGTTTGTGCGGTTTGATGCCCCGAAACTATCTCAAATTTACAATAACTTTTTAGGAGAGTTGGACTAAAATTATCATGGGGAAGACACGAAGATACTACATAGATAAGTTTGATGAGAAACAAGAAGGTCGGTTCACTGGCAACAAGAAGGTGAAGGGAATGAAGATACTAAATACAATTGATGAAGATGAATCATCAGATCCCTTTGCAGATGAGATGTCAGTGACCGATCAAATTTTCATCACACATACTAAACATACTAATTAATACGATACTTTATAAGGAAATAATATGGATCTCAATACGTTACGAAAAATGCGCAACACCGACTTCGGTAAGATTGCACAAGAGTTTGCAAACATATCCACTCCATCGTCTGCCAAGTCATATCAAGATGACCGGATCTGGAAGCTAGAAGCAGACAAGGCAGGCAATGCTTCTGCCACCATTCGCTTTCTCCCGAAAGCAGAAGGCGATGAACTACCATGGGTCAAGGTATTCTCACATGCCTTCCAAGGACCAACTGGTAAGTGGTACATCGAAAATTCATTGTCAACAATTGGACAGGATGATCCGCTTGGGCAATTAAATAGCTCTCTTTGGAACTCTGGTTCCGATGCCAACAAAGAAATCGCTCGCAAACAAAAGCGTAAGTTGAATTTCTATGCTAACATTCTAGTGATCTCTGATCCTAAGCATCCTGAGAATGAAGGTCAAGTCCGTCTATTCAAGTTCGGTAAGAAGATCTTTGATAAGATTATGGATAAGGCACAACCAACTTTCGAGGATGAGAAACCAGTCAATGTGTTTGACTATTGGGAAGGTGCAGACTTCAAGTTACGTCAGCGTAAGGTTGAAGGATATCCTAACTACGATCAGTCAGTGTTTCTGGAACCAACGGCAATCGCCGAGGACGACGAGACAATTCTGAAGATTGCAAATGCCCAGCATAAGTTGGCAGAGTTTACAGATCCAAAGAACTTCAAGTCATATGATGAACTGAAGAAGAAGTTGGAGATGGTTCTATCCACTGGTGGAGTTACTTCAAAGACTGCTTCGGATATGATGGAAGAGGAAGTATCGAGTTACTCACCTCCAGTTGCAAAGAGCAAGGCAGCACCTGAACCAAAGGTTAGCCGTGCCTCAGCAATTGAGGAAGATGATGATTCGCTTGCTTACTTCCAGAGCATAGCTGATGCGGACTAACAGGGACTGATCCAAGAAAACCACCTTCGGGTGGTTTTTTTATGCTGGCGAATATCTACTATCGATGTGCCGGTTGAATGTGCTCTCTGGGTTGCGAGTAGTATGCCTATAAACCGTTGCTTCGTTCTTGGTATTACTAACATTAGTGGTTGGAGCAACAACTACATTTGATGATCCACCACTTTGAGCAGCACCGGCATTTGCAGCAGATTTACCAGACACTTCTGCTGCACTGGTTGGTTTTACTGCTGTTGGAGGAGTTGATGCTGGTGCAGGTGTTGCTCCACCGTCTGCAAATGGATAGTATGGACCCAGAGACACCTCTGTGCCAACTACTGGTATCTTGAATTTAAATTCTGGGATACCAATACTCTTCAATAATCCAGTGAAACTTTCAATTGCAGATTTGAAGAAATCACTGACTGTGGTGAATACTGAAGTAATTGCTCCAATGAATGCCTTGACTGGTTTCTCTATATACTCCGTATAAAACCCAGCAACTGCATTTACAATACCTCTGATGGATTCCTTATCAAATAGTCCAAATGAGATAAACTCCAATATTGCTCCAAGTCCAGAGATTATTGCTTCCTTGATAGATCCGGATTTCTTGAATTCATCAAATCCCGCCATTAGACCCTTCACAATAGAAGTGACGATCAATATTGGCAAAGCAACTTTGGTGAGTAGTTTCATTAGATTTTTTGGATTGAACATTGCCTTGAATCCTTTGATCAAGGAAGACTTCCAGTTCTTTATTAGTCCACCAAATAACCCACCACCTTCATCTTTCTCTTCTTTCTTCTCTGGTTTGACCTTTCCTGCTTTACCTTCGCCTGTATTCTCTGCAATCTGTTTCAGTAATTTTGATTGTTCTTCAGTGGCAGCAATTTGCTCATCTCGTGCTTCTGCGTCTACTGCATCTGCCTTATCATTTGCTGTCTTTGGTTTCCCCTTCGGATTCTCTTTCTCTGGAGTTACTCTGGTATCAATAGAGGATAGTTTCTTCGCTAATTCTTCTCTGAATGTTAGTTCTTTAGTATTGGCAAGTTGTTCTTCACTGAACCCTGCTTGCTTCATCTTACCTATTGCTTCTTCATTCTTCCTGATATCATTCTGAACCTTTTGGATCTTCTTCCAATCATCTGTGAGTCCCTTCATATACTTCTTGTTTTGGACTAAACTAGGATCAGCTGCCTTCTCAACCTTTTTCCTGACATCTGCATATTGCTTCTTTTCTTCTCTATTCTGTAGCATATTGTCAAGCATTCCACCAGTGCCTTTCTTCACTATACCAGTCTTATCCATGAATCCACGCATAGTGAAAAAGTCCTTCACACTGCCCTTCATGCTTTCTATTTTAGTGCCAATAGTTTTTTGTTGGCGTCTTTCTAGGGCAGTTTCTGTGACGGACTTGATTTCATCCTTGGATAATTTTTGGATTAC